CAAGATTGTGACGGAACGCAGCGAGATTTGCGCCGTCATAGTTCTGCAAAATCAAAATTGTGCTGCGGATATCTTCTTCCATGTTATCTTGGAAGTTAGATAGTAATCGGTTAAGTGCATCTTGTAAGGATTTGACCTTAACGATAAGCGGTTGCTCGAATTCATTCGCACGGAACATGATAAGAGGAATACGTTCCCAGTTATATGGTTTATCGGCAATCGCAAAATTGGCAGTGTTTTCTTTATCCGGGTCAGGAAGTAAACGTTCCGTATCCCATACGTAATACTGGATACCATTCGGTGTGTAGTATTCCACTTTATGAATGGTCTTCGTTTCTAATCCTGTGTAGTACTCAATGTCGTACAAGTAAAGGAACGCATCTAGTTGTGTGTGCTCCTCATCTGCCCAAAATGGTAAAACCTGATGCGGTTTCATCATCTTAAACTTTAGCGTGCCATCGATGCCTATGTAAGGGTGTATATACGCCTTACCCGCCATCGTTGCGAACTTGCCAACAGACTTCAATAAGCGTTGAAACTGAATACCGAACATCTTATCGAGTTCGTCATCGTCTGCGTTAATATCTAATTGCTTAGACAAGAAGTAGTTACCCTTTTGGTCTACTAAATCATCAAATCGGTTATCCACAATCTGATTATTAGGAACGCCCTGTAACGCTATTCGCGTATTACCCTCACCTATAACGTATCGTTGCTTATTCAAAATGTCGTGTTTACCGTCATAATAATCGATAGCAGTACACATTGTTTTACGCTGTTCGCTACCTAGAAAATTACGCAGTTGTGCTTGTAGGAACTCGCGTTCCGACATAGTCGCTGAACCTTTTATGATGCGGTCCCACAGCTGAGATAATATCAATCAAACGACCACCTTTCTACATTAATATCTTCCAAACCATACCGCATAGCATCCATAGCATGGTTGTTTTCATCTTCAGGTTTCCCCGTGTATTTCTCAAAGCGATCTTTCGCCCATTGGTACGTAGATAATTCACGCAGCACATTAACGCATCTTGGATGGACGATTAATTCATAGTCCTGTATCCGCTGAATACCGTTTAATATGCTGTCTTTACCTTTGCGTGCCCTGGTTATACCTTTTAGCCCAGCCTGGTATAATTCTTCAATAGATTTAGGCTCGGCGCTATCGGCTCGAATCTTCTCTTTTGCGTAACCCATATCCTTGATACAAGACGCTAATTGTTGATTCGTAAGCCCTGTTTCATACAGCTCGTCGAATATATAGATTTTCTTATTCACCATATCAACAAGCATGCACACTAGCGCTGTAGGGTCTACTGTATAACCAAAATCAAGGCCAAACGCGGACTTGATACCGGTTTGACCTCTAATTGCATCGACATTAAATTCTTGTTCTTTCCAGTTTTCGTAAACCAGGCCTTCAACAACGCCCCAGTTACCGAGCCCCGCTACCTGGTACCGCTTAGGGTTCTTCTTCATCTCTTCGAATAACACTAAGTCGGATTCACTCAGGAACTCATTACACAGGTAATTCGTAGTCATGGCTAGCACGTTTTCACTAGGCTCATCAAAAAAGCGTTTCTTTAACCAGTGCCTATCGGACCACGGGTTAAAAGTTAGCACCACCTGGTGATACATACCCTCCGGCAACTGACCACGAATAGATTCGTCCAGTCTGTTGAAGGCATCTTCACTCATAATCTCGTAAGCTTCTTCAATCCATAGCCTACACAAAGCACCAACTTCAACAGTAATGGACGTTACCTTTAAAGGATCATCGAGACCACGAAATAGAATCTTCTGTCCTGTTGGAATATACGTTATCTCAAGTGGCGATACGGAACATTTGAAGTACCGCTCCACTTTCAACTGGCGCATAGCCCATTTAAGCTGCGCGAAACAACTGTCACGCAAGGTCCGTTCTGTCTTACGAACGACTAACCAGTTTATACAAGGGTTCTCCATTATCTCCATAATGACTTTTAGAGACTGTGTAGAAGACTTCTTACTGGCACGACTGCCCTTGACTACTTTATAACGGCCTTTGAATCGCCAAAAAGCACCGTATCCCTTGCCTACGATATCCGGCAAGTACACTCTATTAGTCTGCAATATCGTCACCACCTACGATGAGTACAGGCTTAATATCGATAGTCGTATCACCACTGAGTATTCTATGGCGTTTGGCCATTAGCTCCAGGGCTTTCAGTCTTGACTTCTCGTCCGGTGGTTTATCGATAATGCGAGCTTCGGAACATCCTTCACCTGTGCCCTCGATAACCACTTGCTTTTCATTTGAAAGCCCCAGGGCAATTC